GTAACCCCCTTCGCAACAACGTAACCACCTTTCCTGCGCTTTTGATATGTATCATCAACAGGACCAACTTTCTTCCGCTTAGACATCGTTGGCTTTTGAAGCCAAAGCGATAATCTAATATTACCAGCCCGAATACCGCTTTCACGGTAGACGAAACGGCAATATTGGAAGGAGATAGTCCCATGATGACTCCTAGCTATAGGTGCTAAACGAAACCTATAGTGTCGGTAGAAGCGAATCAGGTCGAAACCTAGCTTCGCCCCGGCATCATCCGGCAGGAAGGACGGCACAAGCTTTAACTCTAGCTTATACCGCCGAAACAAACGTTCTAAGACAGTCCACAAAGCCTTGTCGTATACATAGCTGGTCGTACCGAAGTATGAAATATACCTCGGAATCATACGATTCATGACTATATACAGCCAAGGCTCAAGACTACTTAGTCGGTCTGATTGTGGGGCCTTTAAGTTAAAAGGCCTGACATCGAACCCAGCGAGGTAATCACCCCCGCAAGATTCTCTGAACTGCATGGGGCCTAGACAAGATTTTTCTTCATTGACTAGGAACCCAACTTCCGACATGACGGCAATGTATTTTTCTGCCATCCATGAAGGAACCACGCAATCATCACCAAACACTGAAATATCGCCAGGCCTCTTTTCGAATTCCTTGAAAAGAGAATTAGAACCTGGTTCAGTGAGTGTATGATGGGTAGCGTGGGCATATGCCCAGAAGATGAGAGTCTCAAGCGGAAAAGTTACCGCATTACCCATGGTACTTACCATCTCAGGATACACCCATTCCCCGTTTAAGGAGACGGAATGACACCTGGTGGCATATATCTTCGAGTACCACTTAAATGGCAACAGCCATTTCAGCAGCATGATCGAAACACAATCAGAGGCACTACTCCAGTCAATCGTGGCGTTCTTGCCATGTATTGAACTTTCGTAGGCTAGCCTCTTGTTCGTGTCAGGTAACGTCTCTACATCTAGACCATATCTCTTCATGCGTGCATATAATGCATACATGAGTCCCTGCTGAAGAAACATATTCAGCGTTGGCTCTACGCAAATGAACCTGCGTATAAGAGTGGTCTTGTCAACCGTTGAGGCGCGTGATCCTTCAATAACAACTACAGGATCCGTAGTCGGATTTTCGGCGTTCCAGATCTGGATTGCCTTGTCTAACTGTGGATTAAACAACCTGTAACGTTGCCAATGAAGCAGACAACCCGCAGTGACCGTCAGTGGGAAGGTGAACTTTGCCTCGACTGATGTATCAGAGTATGACACACCAACCGTGGAGCCCGAGGAGTTTCTACACTCCTTGAACCACTCATCTTCATCCAACGGTGTCAAAACCTCGTGTATTAATGCACGAGCCCTAACATGGATTTTCCATGATTCAGGATGGTTTCGCTGTATACATTTGAGGTGCCAAGGAAGCGATAGTAAAAGCTTCTTATTGACGGCTCGCATGTGCGCATTGAC